ATGGCTAATGAAAAAAAGACATCCCGCAAAAAGTTTCGCGTGGCTGTCTCCGGTGTAACGGCAGACGGGCGCGAAATCAACGGCGACATGCTGAAAGCTGCCGCCACCAGTTATAACCCGTCCGTTTATGGTGCACGTGTGAATATTGAGCACATCCTGTCACCACTCCCCGGTAGCGAGTTTTCCGCTATGGGCGATGTTGTGGGGTTGAGCACCGAAGACATAACCGATGGCCCGCTGGCAGGTCGCACGGCACTGTATGCCGAAATTGAGCCGACCGCTCGCATGATGTCCCTGCTTAACGATGGTAAAAAAATTTACTCCAGTATTGAGCTGGAACCACAGTCAACCATCACGGGAGGCCCTTACCTGCGCGGGCTGGCAATGACCGACACCCCTGCCAGCCTGGGCACGGAACGTCTGGCCTTTGCGGCACAACAACGTATGCAACTGATGACATTCAACTGTCAGCAGGGAGACGTGGCGATGTTTACCGCCGCTATGGAGTCAGAACTTATCGAACTCACCGAACAACGTCAGGAAGAAGGCACCCAGTGGTTTAACCGCGTTATGGGGATTATTGGCCGTGGCCGCAAAGCGGATGACGCCAGTTTCTCCCGTATTCAGGAAGCGGTGGAAGGTGTCGCAACGTCACAGGCCGACATTATCGACCGTTTTAATGTGCTGGAAACCCGCCATCAGCAGGACAGCCAGAAAATCACTTTACTGACCACAGAGCTGGCAGCACTGAAGGAAAAACTGCGCACGCAGGACGGCGATCCGCAGAATCGGTTCACCGCAACGGGCGCAGCCTCCGACCAGCTGGCTGACTTCTGATAAGACAAAGGAGCAAATTTTTTATGAATCTGGTGATGTCAGATATTACCCGCAACAAGCTGGGTTGCTATATGGCGCAGCAGGCGTCGCTTAACAATATCCCGGTTTCCGCACTGATATCGCGATTTACCGTGGAACCCTCGGTACAACAGCGTTTTGAAAACGCCTCAAAGGAAAGTACCGAATTTACGAAAAGAATTAACGTGATCGGCGTGACCGACCAGAAAGGCGAAAAAATCCTCCTGGATACCACAGGACCGATTGCGCGCACGAATACCAGTTATGACGGAACAAAACGCCGTAACCCGAATAACGTGGTTGATCTGAAAAACCGCAAATACCAGTGCGAACAGGTGAACTACGACACGTTTATTTCGTATCCGCAGCTTGATGCCTGGTCGGCACACCCTGATTTTCAGTCCCGCATCAGCGCACAGATTGCCCGACAGGTGACGCTTGACCGCATCATGATCGGTTTCAACGGCACGTCTCACGCGGATGAGTCCAACTTCAGCACCAACAAGTTGCTTCAGGACGTTAACGTGGGCTGGCTGGAGCACATCAGAACCGACGCCAGCGAACGCGTTATGAATGACGTGACGCTGACCTCCCGTAACATGGACAACACCGTGGCGCACGTGGGTAAGTATGCGAACGCTGATGCACTGGTACAGGACGCGCGCTCATCCCTGCTGGATGAATGGCACAAGGAAGCTGACGACCTCGTGGTGATTATGGGGCGCAACCTGTTTAACTCGCTGCGTCTGCCCGTGCTGAACAGCATCAGCGGCCAGAATCCCAATGCGGAATTACTTGCCGGGCAGCTCATCCTGTCATCGCGCACCATTGGCGGGCTGGGCGTGTTCCTTGCGCCGTTCTTCCCGGATGCAACGATGCTGATCACCTCGTTCAACAACCTGTCGATTTACTGGCAGAAAGGTTCAATGCGTCGTCTGATGAAAGACGAACCGGAATACAACCGCATCGCCACCTACCAGTCCATCAATGACGCTTATGTCGTTGAAGACTATGGCAAGTGCGCGATGGTCACTGGCCTGAAGTTCGCCGACAGCTAATCAACTCACGGCGGGCATCATGCCCGCCTGTAACGGAGAGAAAAAATGATTACTCCTGCACAGCAACACTGGCAGAACGTGATGGCACAGCGCGCAGGCCGGGCGAATGAAGGCGTGGACCACGCCGCGCGTACCGCGCATGAAGAGGTGCTGTATCGTCTGCGTCTGGCACAGGCCCGGCTTAAGGGCGTACAGGCCAGAAGCGCGAAAGCCGCCATCAAAAAAGAGTTGTTGCCGGACTTTTCCGGCTGGATTGAGGGAACGCTGGAGGCTGACGGCGGACAGCAGGATGAAGTGATTGCCACGCTGATGGTGTGGGCGATTGACTGCGGCGATCTTCCGCTGGCGCTGCGTATTGGTGCATATGTGGTCCGTCATAACCTCATTATGCCGGATAACTTTGGCCGTACTGCTGCCACAGTGCTGACCGAAGAAATCTGCAACCCGGTACTGACGCAGGCCGGGACGGATGCCGACGCGGATTTATCCGCCTTTATCGAACCACTGGACACACTCCGGAAGATTGTCACCGACCAGGACATGCCGGACGAAGTGCGCGCCAAATTATGCAAGGCGTGCGCCTTTGCCCGTCGTGGCCTGACCGATGCAGACAACATGGCCTTATCACTGAAGCTGCTGCGCGAAGCGATGCACCTGAACCCGAACGCAGGTGTGAAACGCGAGATTGCAACCCTTTCCCGCGCCCTGAAAAAAGCCGATTCCGCAGACGCATCAGAAGACGCCAGCACACAGCAGGCGCAGGACGAAAGCAGCAAAAGTAAAAAGACAACGCGGAAGCCTGCAACACGAAAAACCACCGCGACGCAGAAGGCGAAGTGCGGTTAACGACTGACCCCGTCAGCGGGCGGCGTGCGCGGTGTTCCGGTTTGACTCCGTGACCGTTTACACCGCGCACCCACCGCCCGATTTTTTCAGGAGTGAATCCCATGAGTATGGTTGCCAGAACTGAACCAGGACCCGCAGAGGACGACATCACCGATACCGATGATGGCGACACTCGCATTTCAGCAGGTGCATTCTGGCCGGATATTGTGCTGCGCGAGCTGCGTCTGGCGGTACGACTGCCGGGCCGCGTGACCACCTCCCGCCTGCTGCATACTGCCACCGGGGCTGTGGCACACGTTACCCGCGAGCTGGAAGCATGGCAGCAGGAACAGCAGGCGGCTGGCCATCAGACGCTGGCCGATGTTCCGGCACCCGTAATTAACGGAGAAAGCGTCAATCTCTGGCACTGGCGCAATGCTGTTTATACCGCCACACGCGCCCTGATTCTGGAGCGTTACCGCGATGCGGACACAACGGACAAGGGCGACCGCCGGGCGGACGCACTGGATATACAGACATCGGATTTGTGGCGCGATGTGAGCTGGGCCATCTCTGACATTCTGTGTCGCCCGCGAATCTTTGCGGAGTTGTGCTGATGAAAGTGAAGGCACTGGAAGGCGACACCGTGGATTCGCTCTGTTTCCGGTACTACGGCACGACGCAGGGCGTCACCGAAAAGGTGCTGGATGCCAACCCCGGACTCTGTCAGCAGGTATTTCTGGACGCCGGGCAGGAAGTGGAGATGCCGGAGCCGGAGAAGAAGAAACGAGAAATGATTCAGTTGTGGGGGGAGTAGCAGTGAGCACCATTCAAACAGGGATCACAGAGCAGGTTATTGCGTGGCTCTTTGACCACCTGCCAACGGTGTATGCAGTAGGCGCGGCGGTCAGCATTTCCGCGCTGATGAGTCTTTATGACGGACGAACACTGGTTCAGACCGTAACGGGATCGCTGGCGTGCGGCGTTCTTGCCATGGCCGTGGCCGGGTCGTTGCGCTTCTTCGGGTTTCCTGAAGATGCCGTGACGTTTATCGGCGCATCAATCGGTTTTATGGGTGCAGAGAAAGCACGCGACAAGGTTATTGCGGCCTTTAATCGCAGGGTGAAGGAGAAGGACGAATGAGCAACACATTTAAATTCAGCAGCCGGAGCGAAAAGAATTTGCAGGGCGTAAATCCTGATCTGGTGAAAGTGACCCGACGGGCACTGGAAATTTCGGAAGTGGATTTTGGTATCACCGAAGGGTTGCGCAGCCGTTACCGCCAGAAGCAACTTGTGGCCACAGGTAAGAGCCAGACCATGAACAGCCGCCACCTTACGGGACATGCCGTGGATGTTGTGGCTTATATCGGCAGCCAGGTGTCATGGGAATGGCCGCTGTACGAAAAAATCGCAGCAGCATTCAGACAGGCCAGCCGGGAACTGAATATTCCGGTGGAATGGGGCGGCGACTGGAAGACCCTGAAAGACGGACCGCATTTTCAGTTACCACACGGAGCCTATCCGGCATGAAGCTCTGGCCCACGCTGGGTGTCGCTTTCCTTCTGATTGCCGGATGGGGAACATCCATGCGTCTGTCATGGTCGCTTGGCCGGGAGAACGCCAGAAACGAAGCACAGGCCAGCACCCTGAAAAGTACCGTCGACACACTGAATATCATCAGTGCCGGGGTACAGGATATGCAGCAGGTGCTGGCGCAACTCCGCGTGGAAAATCAACAGCGAAATCAGGACGGAGAGGCCAGACGTGAACAGCTACGCAACGATATTGCAAAAGATGAATGCGCCCACGCTTTGCCTGACGCTCGTTTTACTGACAGGTTGCGCAGGCACGCAGAACGCGCCACGGCCAGCGCCGTCAGTCCGGCTTATACCGCAGACGCTGACCATTCCGGTAACGCCGCCCCCCTTCCCTGACCCTCCCACATGGGGAAATCTCGGTATATGGGGCGACCGCCTTCTGGATGCACTGGAAACCTGTAACGCGGATAAACGGGCCATTGAATTACTGGAACAGCGCAGGCTGCAACGACTGAACAACGAGGACAACAACCATGCTGAAAACTGATTCCCTGCGTGAAGCCATGACCCGTTCATGCCGATGGTGTCAGGCCAACCCGGAAAAATTCACCATTTTCGTGGAGAGCGGCAACATTGAAACGACCGGAGAAACCCCATCGTTTGTTTACCACTATCAGATGGTGATGTTTGTCATGGATTACGCCGGGGAGCTGGACGACCTCACGCTGCCGCTGCTGGCGTGGTTATCCGAAAATCAGCCACAGTTGTTGCTCAACCCTGAGCGTAATCAGGACATCAAATTTTCCGCCGTTATCAATGACGATGACAGCGCCGATCTCCTGTTTACGCTCCCCCTGCGGGAACGCGTTCGCATCACGCGCAGCAGTCAGGGCACACCGCAGGCAGAACACCTGCCGGAGCCAAAACCCCGCCTGCCATCTTCCGAAGGCGGCTGGTCGCATGTATTCCAGGATGTGACGTGGGGTGAAAGCGATGGATAAGGCATTCACCCGCGTGGATGAAACCTTTGAGGCCATCCGCGACAGCCTGAATCAGCAGGCCATCAATAACATCGCCAGAAAGCTGGCACAGGATTTACGCCGCGCCCAGCAGGCGCGTATCCGGTCACAGAAAGCGCCGGACGGGACCGCGTGGACACCACGCAGACGCCGCGTAACCCGGATACAGGAACGCATTCGCTTTATCTGGAATAACGAAGCACGCACGCTGAAAAACTGGCATCACGACACGGGGAAATACGGGCGAACCATTACCGGGTGGGATGAGGATAAAAACAATATCCGCACGTTTTACCGGGATGACATCGACCGTTTTCTGGAAATACGCACCCGGCGCATCAACCAGGACAGCACAAAGCGCGTCCCCATGTTCGTAAAACTGCGCACCGCCCGCTACCTGAAAGCCCGTGCAGATGCTTCCGGTGTGACGGTGGGTTACAGCGGCGTGGCCGCACGTATTGCCCGCGTTCATCAGTTCGGTGAGCGCGATCAGGTTGCGCCGGGCATTTTCACCGATTACCCGGTACGTGAGCTGTTGGGCATCAGTCAGGCAGATGAACGCCTGATTTATAACACGGTGCTGGGCCGGATTGCGGAGGCTGTACGGTGAGCGCAGAACTCATGCGACTGCTGAGCAATATCATCCGCACCGGGATCATCTCTGAAGTTGACGAGAAGTCCTGGCGCGTGCGCGTTCGCAGCGGCGGACTGGAAACAGGCTGGCTGCGCTGGAACACCACGCGCGCGGGAGCCTTCAATGTGTGGCTGCCGCCATCACCCGGCGAACAGGTGGTAATTGCCTGCATTGGCGGCAACCCGGAAACCGCCATGATAATTGGCAGCCTGTGGAGTGATGCCAGTCCGGCCCCCGGCAAAAGCCTGAAAGAAATCGTGGTCAGCGCGCCGGATGGCGCGGTGTTCCGCTACGACGCGGACGCAGGCGCACTGAGCGCCAGCGGCATGAAAACAGCCAGCCTGCAGGCATCCGTCAGCGTGACACTGGATACGCCCGTCGTGGAATGCACAGACCTTCTGAGAACGGCGACGCTTGACGTCACAAAAGGGGGAAAGATGAGCGGCAATATCACGCACAGCGGCGGCAATTTCACCTCAAACGGCATCACAGTGCATACGCATAAACACGGTGGCGTTAAAGGTGGCAGCGATTCGACAGGAGGCCCGCAGTGACAACCCGCTACACAGGTATGAACCCGGACGGAACGGGAAACCTGAACGATATGGAGCACCTGAAACAGTCAGTCAGGGACATCCTGACCACCCCGCTGGCAAGCCGGGTTATGCGACGGGAATATGGCAGCCTTGTGCCTGATTTGATTGACGAACCCATGAATAACACCACGCGTCTGCAATGCATGAGTGCTGCCGTGATTGCGCTGACACGATGGGAACCCCGCATTGCCCTGGACGCTATCGACGTTGTCTGGAAGGCAGGAGGCCACGCCGGGGTGACGCTGTCGGGCACTGTCATGCAGACCATGCAGAATGTTGAATTAACCATCACGCTGAGAGAGTAAATCATGCCTGCTGTTGACCTTTCCCAGTTACCGGAACCCGCCATCATCGCGCAGCCTGAGTTTGAGGCAATTCTGGCTGACACAAAGGCCATGATGATTGCGGCTTATCCCGCCGAACAGCGTGAAGCCGTCTCCGCCGCGCTGGAGCTGGAATCGGAACCCCTGAACGTTATCGCCCAGACAACAGCGTTTCGCGAAATGCTGTTACGCCAGCGGATCAATGAGGGGGCACGCGCCTGCATGTTAAGCCACAGCGCCGGGACAGACCTGGACAACCTCGCGGGCAATATGAACACAAAACGCCTGACCATCACTCCGGCAACGGATACCACCGACGCAGTGATGGAAAGTGACACCTCGCTGAGACTACGGGCGCAACGGGCATATGACGGTCTGAGTGTTGCTGGCCCTTCAGGTGCATACGAGTATTTTGCACGCAGCGCCAGCGGTCTGGTACGCGATGCGCGGGCCATCAGCCCGTCTCCGGCCAACGTGACGGTTTCCATACTGTCCACTGAGGGCGACGGCACAGCAACGGAGGCGTTGCTTAATACCGTTCGCGCCGTTCTGAATGCAGAGGATACCCGCCCGGTGGCCGACCGCCTGACCGTACAGAGTGCCAGAATCGTGACATGGCGGCTGAATGCAAAACTGTACTTTTACCCCGGCCCGGAATCCGAACCTATTCTGGCCGCGGCGGAATCGTCGTTCAGGAAGTGGCTGGCTGAGCAGGGGCTTATCGGTCAGGACGTGGCGTTGTCAGCCATTGCTGCCGCACTGCATGTACACGGTGTGCAACGCGTGGAGATAATCGAACCCACACAGAATATGGCCATCAGCGACATACAGGCGGCGCGCTGTGAGTCATTCACCATCAGCGAAGGTGGGCGTAATGAGTAATTCACTGTTACCGCCATCAGCCAGCAATTTCATGCGTTGTGCCGAAGCTGTCGGAACGCGCATTACAGACATTCCGGTAGACCTCAACACGCTGTGGTCGCCGGACACCTGCCCGGTGCATCTGCTGCCTTATCTCGCCTGGGCATTTTCCGTTGACCGCTGGGATCGCAACTGGCCGGAAGAGACAAAGCGACAGGTGATTCGTGATGCATGGCTGATACACCGACACAAAGGGACCATCAGCGCACTGCGCCGGGCCATTGAGCCGCTGGGATACCTCATTCGTGTGTCTGAGTGGTGGGAGTTCGGCGGAGAACCGGGAACATTTACCGTTGAAGTCGGCACGCTGGACAGTGGCGTGACGGAGGAAATGTATCTGGAAATGGAGCGGTTGATTGCTGATGCCCGCCCGGTCAGCCGCCACATGACAGGGCTGAATATCATTCAGGAGATCCCGGGGGATATTTTCGCGGCGGCAGCAACTTACGACGGTGAAGTCATTACCATTTATCCGGACGATTAAGCATGAGTACCACAACACGAAAATTTAAAACCGTTATCACCGATACAGGTGCCCAAAAATTAGCTCAGGCAGCCGCGCCAGATGGTAAGCCTGTCCGCCTGACTCATATGGCCGTGGGCGACGGTGGCGGCGCGTTGCCCACACCAGACAGTAAGCAGACCCGTCTGGTGCATGAGGTGTGGCGACACACTGTTAATCGCGTCATCCTGGACGCAACACATCAGAACCGCATTATTGCGGAGCTGGTTATTCCTCCAGAAACGGGCGGATTCTGGATCCGGGAAATTGGTGTATTTGATGAGCACGGCGATTTGATCGCGGTGGGCAATACTGCCGAAAGTTACAAGCCAACCGTTGCCGAAGGATCCGGACGTACACAAACATTTCGCACCATTCTGACCGTATCCAGCACTGCCACCGTGGCGCTTACCGTGGATAACACCATGGTTATGGCCACAGTGGATTACGTGAATGACAAACTGAAAGAACATGAACAGTCACGACGTCACCCGGACGCCTCGCTGACCGCAAAAGGCTTTGTTCAACTCAGTAGCGCCACTAACAGCGATTCTGAAACGCTGGCTGCAACGCCGAAAGCGGTTAAGGCAGCGTATGACATGGCTAACGGAAAATATACCGCTCAGGACGCCACTACGGCACAAAAAGGGATAGTCCAGCTCAGCAGTGCAACCAACAGCACGTCTGAAACGCTGGCGGCAACATCAAATGCAGTAAAAGCTGCCTATGACAATGCTGAAAAACGTCTGCAGAAAGCTAAGAATGGTGAGGATATCTCTGATAAAGACACCTTTACGAAAAATATCGGTGCCTGCCGTGCATATAGTGCAGAGCTGAATATTGGTGGAGATAGTGAAGCATGGACAACTGCGCAGTTGATTTTTTGGCTAGAGAGTCAGGGGGCATTTAACCATCCTTACTGGATGTGCAAAGGCTCATGGGCTTATGCAAATAATAAGGTCATTACAGATACAGGTTGCGGAAGTATTTGTCTTGCAGGTGCTGTTGTGGAAGTTATTGGCACCCGCGGCGCAATGACCATACGCATTACCACACCGAGTACATCCAGCGGTGAAGGCATCCCTAATGCTCAATTTACTTATATTAATCATGGTGATGCTTATGCTCCTGGCTGGCGAAGGGACTATAACTCCAGGAATAAGCCAACAGCATCAGAGATCGGGGCGTTACCGTCAGATGGGACAGCAGTATCGTCAGTTAATCTGGCTTCAAAAGGTCGGCTGACCGCCCTGACAGATAATATGCAGGGGGCCACAGGTCTGGAGTTATACGAGGCGTATAACAACGGATATCCAACAACGTATGGAAATATCATTCACCTGAAAGGGATGACAGCCGTTGGCGAAGGCGAATTACTCATCGGCTGGAGTGGTATAAGCGGTGCTCATGCTCCGGCATTTATTCGTTCACGACGGGATACGACCGACGCAAACTGGTCGCCGTGGGCGCAGCTTTACACCTCGGCTCATCCTCCTGAAGAGTTTTATCCAGTCGGTGCACCGATTCCGTGGCCATCAGATACCGTTCCGTCTGGTTATGCCCTGATGCAGGGGCAGACTTTTGACAAATCTGCATACCCGAAACTTGCAGCGGCTTATCCGTCAGGCGTTATTCCTGATATGCGTGGCTGGACGATTAAGGGCAAGCCCGGCAGTGGTCGTGCCGTATTGTCTCAGGAACAGGACGGCATTAAATCGCACACCCACAGCGCCAGTGCATCCAGTACGGATTTGGGGACGAAAACCACATCGTCGTTTGATTACGGTACTAAAACGACCAGTTCATTTGATTACGGCACAAAAACTACGAATAGCGCTGGAAATCATTCACACAATATACCTGTTGGTCACACTGGCGCGGGGAATGGTGTATCAGCCGGTTATAACGCTGCGTTAGGTACTGGTACCACGTCGAGCGCAGGAGGGCATGCTCACAATGTATATATCGGTGCCCATAACCACACTATCGGCATTGGTGCTCATGCCCATTCTGTCATTATTGGTCCCCACGGACACACCATCACCGTTAACGCTACGGGTAACGAAGAAAACACCGTAAAAAACATCGCATTTAACTATATTGTGAGGCTTGCATAATGACATTCAGAATGAGTGAACAATCACGGACCATAAAAATTTATAATCTACTGGCTGGAACCAATGAGTTTATTGGTGAAGGTGATGCATACATTCCACCTCATACAGGTCTGCCTGCAAACAGTACCGATATTGCCCCGCCAGATATTCCGGCTGGCTTCGTGGCCGTTTTCAACAGTGATGAGGCATCGTGGAATCTCGTTGAAGACCATCGGGGAAAAACCGTCTATGACGTGGCTTCCGGCGACGCGTTATTTATTTCTGAACTTGGCCCATTACCGGAAAATGTCACCTGGTTATCCCCGGAAGGGGAGTTTCAGAAGTGGAACGGCACAGCCTGGGTGAAAGATGCAGAAGCAGAAAAACTGTTCCGGATCCGGAAGGCGGAAGAAACAAAAAACAGCCTGATGCAGATGGCCAGTGAGCATATTGCGCCACTTCAGGATGCCGTAGATTTGGATATTGCGACGGAGGAAGAGGCATCGTTACTGACTGCATGGAAGACATATCGGGTATTGTTGAATCGTGTTGATACAGCGGTAGCAGCGGATGTTGAGTGGCCAGTCGCCCCACAATAAAGAGAAAAAGCCATCGATTGAAATATAGATGGCTTTATGTACTCTATTTATACAATACAACACCGCTCTTTTTAGTTATATATGTGCAGTTCGATGGTATATCTTTATTTATAAAAGACATTGCACCTATTTTTACATTATCCCCAATTTTACGTGATAATCCAATGATGCAACAATTAGCTCCGATATCAACGTTACTACCAATTTTTACTCTTGAACCAGGCATGTCACCATCTATCTGTCCAATGGTAGTATTCTGTCGTAACACCAGATTTTCACCAGCATCAACAGCAAAATGAACAACAATTCCAGCATGATGGGGAATTGTTAACCCTTTTCCAATATTTGCGCCCAATCCAATTTCACAACCAAATTTGTTAATTATTTTACTGTTTAACTTTTTGGCTGCTTTCTTATGTAATTTATTACCATTAATATACATTTCGTTAGCCAACCGCCACCAGAAAAGGAAATTCCGGTTACGCTGTTTTTTCTCTCTTAAAAGCCTCCAGATATCCATACGTTTCCGCCGAATTACTTCATATTTCCAGAAGTTTTTTAAATTAGTAGAGTCCCCAAATAAAACAAAGTGAATTGCCATTAAGTAAGACAGCACGATAATCTCCTTAATTATTATTTCAGACCACACATATTATAAGGTTAAGAGATTATAAAATCCTGTTGTTTGTTATTCAAAAACAATTTTCTGAGAAGGACATACAACAGCAAGTCGCCAGTCACCTTCATCAGGAAATTGGCGACATACGTTAAATCAGAGCAGCCCCTTAACTGAGCTGGTCGCGCTATTAAGGGATGATGTCACCTTATCTTTGAAGCCGGACAACATATCGCTGAACGATGAGGATTGCAGGCGCTCCCGCAAATCCTCATCACAGCGTTCAAGAGTCAGTGAAAATTCTATCTTTTTCGCCTTACCGTAGCGATCAAACTCGGAACGGGTCGTATTCGTTCCGGTCAGGACATACATGCCGTAAATCTGCCCGACGCCATCAATCAGAGGCCAGGGGCGTCCTGTATACGCCTGCGTGGTCAGCAGCGACAGCGACACTTCGCCACCTGTAATTTCAGGATAAAGCACACCAGAAAGAACGATGCGATCATCACCTGCACCGATATACTGCCAGCTTGCTGAACGGTTAACGCGTTCATTTTTCACATGCCGCCAGCTTTTGTTTTGCTGTAACTGCTGATGCGGCAGCGTGCGCAGCTCAAAAACAAACATGCCATAGATCATCATCATGGCCATGACTCCTCAATCTTTATCGTAAAAACTGCCACGCCCGGCACGGGCGCGCCGTTCCATTTCTGCCCTGACCATTTCACCGACCAGTTTCGCCAGTTCGCGGGGATTCTGCGTAACAACGTTATGCAGATGAACATGAATTTCACCACCAAATCCGGAGGCAACAGGCTCCCGGTTACGGGAAGTTACAGGAACTGATGCCACTGGAGATCGTATGGCCTCCGCCACCGGGCGGGAGCTGGCCGCAACAACAGGGACCAGCGCCGGAGGCAGCGGAGCCGGGACCACGGGTGTGATATTAATTGCGGGGGCAGGCTTACTGACCTGTGCAATCTTCCGCTCCTGCCACTCCCCACGAACAGCAAGTGCGCGGGGCAGGTTCTTAAAGACAATATCGCCGGGGCCAATGCGTTTTTTCGTCTCATCAACCAGCTTACCTGTGTTATCAGCAATTTTGCTGAGTCTGCGTAGCGTCCCGGTATTGCTGTCTGTGAGCGGTTTGTTGTCTTTGGGTTTATCACCTCCGGTGCCATTGCCATTTTCCACAGGCTTCGGCGGATTGATTTTCGCAAGGTCCCCCTGAAGCAAGGCAACCTTGTCCTGAAGAATGGCCGCACGCTGTGCGTCTTCGATTTTCTTGCGCGCCTTTTCCGCTTCATCCGGAAGCACACCAAGCTTTTCAAGTATCCACGCCAGCGTATCCAGTAGCATTTTTGCAGGTGTCAGAACAAGCTGTAACGCACCGCCAAGAACGTTACCGAATATCTCGCCAGCACTGGTACATTTATCCAGCGTTTCCTTGCTGGACTCCATCGGTGACAGCAGCGATTTAAACCAGTTAAACACCTGGCTGATCCCGCTTCCGATTGCGTCAAAAACAGGACCAAACCGTTCAAAGGTTTCGCGCAACGGGGTCAGCCTTTCCATAATCCCGCTGAACACCCCGGCAAAAAATGCCCTGATGGGATCCCAGTATTTCCAGATAAGGACGGCAGCTCCGGCAAGCGCAGCCACGATAAGACCAACCGGACTGAACAGCGCCCCGATAGCGCCTCCCAGTAAAGAAACGGAACCCGTCACCATTCCCCATAGTGCTGGCAGGACCCTGACAGCATTCATTGATCCGGTCAGGAGAGAAAAACCAAGACGCAGTTTTGCCAGCGGACCAGCAAGCACACCAATAGCCAGCGACAACGAGCCAACCGTTGCAGTCATTGCCAGCAACGCACCGCCTGCTATCAGTAGCTGGCGCGTCAGTGCCGGATGGGCCTGCGCCAGCGCCGTCACCCTTGATACCACCCGCGTGAGCCACTGCGTGACAGAACGCAGCGGACCGTCAATCAGATCTGCAATGCGGATGCGCAACCCTTCCCATGCACTGCCGAGTGATTTCAGATCGCCGTCAAGGTTGTTGGCCATGACCTTTGCTGTGCGTTCAGCCTCACCGCGCGCGCCTTCAAGTTCTTTTCTCAGTTTAGGTAAGGAGCCGTCACCCGCTGCATCAACGAGCGCCATAAACGATGTGAAAGCCTCTTCTCCGGCAATGTCCTTAAAGAACGATACCCGGTCAACTTCCCCGTATTTGCGGGTGGCTTTATAAAGGTCGGCCAGCACATCCTCCATCGGGCGCATTTTGCCGTTCGCGTCAGAGACTGCCACACCAAGCTCTTTCAGCGCCTCTGCTGCTGCCTTTGGCGGTGATGCCAGACGAGCCAGGCTGGCACGCATTGCCGTCCCGGCATCACTCCCTCTGATACCCATATTCGCCAGCACGCCCGCCATCGCTGCGGCCTGCTCCAGCGATATTCCCAGCTTACCCGCCACCGGACCTGCATATTTCATGGTTTCGCCCAGTGCGCGAAGGTCAGTGTTGGTACGGGTAAATGCTGCGGTGAGCGTGTCGCCAACCCGGTCCATCTGGTCAGCAGAAAGGCCGAACTGCGTCAGGATATTTGAGCCAATATCCGCCGTCTCGCCGAGATCCATGCCGCCAGCCGTTGCCATGCTCAGCACGCCCGGAAGCGCAGCCTGAATGGCCTGCGGAGTGAAGCCAGCCATTGCAAGAAATGCCTGCCCACTGGCGGCATCGCCTGCGGTGAACTGCGTTTCAGAGCCAAGTTTTAACGCCTGCTCACGCAGCGCCTTAAACTGCGGGCTGTTTTTGTCGATTCGCGTCAGTGCCTGAACGCGGGACATCTCTTTGCCGAACCCGATCGCAGGCTGCAAAAAACGCCCGGCAGCATAGCCGCCAGCCGCTGCCGCACCAATTGCCAGCGCACCACCTGTTTTCAGTTTTCCCGCGGTTTCCTGCACGCGCGAATACCGCTCACGCGCCCGCGTTACACGCGCAAGCGCCTGCCGTTCGCGTTCAAGCTGGTTGTTGTACTGTTCGGTGCGTCTGATGGCCTGCTGGATGGTGTTATCGCTGCCTGTCAGGGAAATGCCGTGGCGTTTCAGCTCTCCGCCAAGCTCCCGCATTTTCTGAATTTCCCGTGTGCGCGATTCATTCAGGCGTTCAAGCCGGGTGCTTAACTGCTGCATCAGCTTTTGTTGTTTTTCGCTGAGCACTGTACCCGTGCGTTGTAACTGATTAAGGGCGTTAAGCTGGCGTCGCGCTTTCACGATACCCGCATCCGCTTTACTGACAGCGTCGCGGGCGCGCTCAAATGAACGCGCCTGACGCTCGAGATTTTTGATCGCCCCCTGCGTTCGCTGGATGGAGTCACCAAACTGCCCCATCAGGCGGCGGGCGTTTTCGGCAGGCCGGGTCAGCCTGTCAACGGCGCTGAAAGCGACCCGGATATCAAGAGTCTTCATTGTCTGCACTCCCGCTGCGAAGTGCCGCCCGCTCACGCCAGCTAACCACTTCGCCGGGCGTCATCATGAAGATTTCGGCGGGCGACCAGTTAAAAATAACGGCAATATCTGCCACAAAGTCTTCTATGTACTCAAAGCACACAACCGTGATCAGGCTTCCGTCGCCTGTTCGTTCTTCCCGCCAGAGTCCGCACCGCTCAAAAAATTTACGGCAACCACACATAACTGAATAAAGTCACGGGATGCCATTTTTTTGATCGTCACTTCATCCAGTCGCGGTGATGTCACGCGTGACAGCAGCGTAAACATGGATTCCGCTTTCAGATTCAGCACATCAGACAGCGACAAATCTCGCAGAGATCCAGCCTGCTCAATAGCCCCGGTGATCTCCACATACGTGATTTTTTCGCCGCCTCGCTCAATTGGTTGGGTAAGTTTTACGCCACGCTCACTGGTTTCTTTCACAGTGTCAGTAACTACCGTGTTTTCGGTATCGATGTTTTTCGTCTCTTTCATCAGGAAACTCCTTTCAGTCAGAGGCGACGCACTGCGCCGCCTGCATATTACTTATCAGCCAAGCCCAAGCGCGGAACGGATGCGATCGGGCACAATCTCCTTGCCGTCCTTCCGGTAAATGAAGTTCAGCAGGTCAATCTCCCACAACGGGCGATCGTTAACGCTCAGCTTGTAGTAGGTGTTTTTAATGGCGTAAGTGTGTGATGTGGCTTCGCCCTGTTTGGCTTCCCCCATATCAATTTCCGTCACACGTCCGCGCATTTCGACTTCATACAAGTCGCTTTCTGCATCGGTGTAGTATTCACCCGCAAAACGCAGCAGCGTGCCGTCAATCGTGCCGCCATACTTAAGGAACAGCTCACGAACTGCGCCCCCCATGACAAAGCTCGCATCAAGCGCGGAGTCGTCCAGACCGAGATCAATACTTACCGCACCCATCATGCCACCACCCCGGTAGCTGTCGGTTTTGCGCGTCAGCTTAGGCAGAGTGACGGACGTCACCTTACCCACTTCGTTTTCACCATCCACAAACAGCGTAAAAAAGCGAAGATGTTTTGGTACAGCCATCAGGCACCTCCCAGCACCGCAAATGCGGGACCAAAGAATTCATCAGTAAACGACTGGTAAAGCTCCATGTCTTCCAGCGGGGGAACAGGCGTATATTTGTAGCGAATACGCACGCGCCCCTGACGTAAATTCGTGGTGCCGTTATCCACCACGTCATACCAGCACTCCGCACCAATCAGTTTCCCGGCAGTAACCAGCGAATCCAGTTTTGCCCTGATGGCGCTGATAACATCCTTCACGTTCGCAGGTGTCAGTGGACTGTCGATGGTTTCAAACTGCGCTTCCGCAATTGAATCAGCCAGCACCTGTGCGGTTCGGGTATACACCTCAAAGATGTAGGCGTTCGTTTCCGGTGTGCGGTTGCCCCAGAAGCGGAACCCGTTGCGACGAATAATGGTCGTGATTTCTTTGTTGTTGAGGCTGTTGGCATCGCTGTCTTCGGCCTGCAACGACCAGAACACATGCCTGGACATTCCCAGCACATTTTTAACCGGAACGTTGGACAGCGATTTGTGCCAGCCCTGCTCATGGTCAATGTACGCACGAAGGCCGCACGCATAAGCAGGCGCGGGGAACGTTTCGTTTTTGCCACTTTTCGGGTTGTAGGCGATGAAGTCCGGCCATAAGAGCATCACCTCACGTTCGTTGAATTTCTGGCGGTAGGTAATCGCCTCAGCCATCGTGTTACAGCCGTGACATGAGGCATACACAAACGCGCGCAGTTTACCCGCAATCACGCACAGGGATTTTGTTACAGCCTCCGTGTCCAGCTCCGGCGCGGCCAGAATACGCGGACGGTATCCGATGCTTTCATCCTGCTCTGCAACAAGCAGCGCATACATCCCCGTATAGCTGCCGTCATCCTCAGAACCACCGATAACCAGTTGATCCTGCGTCTTTCCGTCTTCTTCTTTGTGTTCAGCCACGCGAACGACGATCACCTTTGTGCTCACCTGGTCTGCGATGGCCTTAAGCGCACGATAAAGCGTCCCCGTTGTCCCGCATTTTCCCAGCACGTCATTGACGCGGGTCAGCAGTGTGGGCTTGTTCAGCGGGAACAGCTTCGCGTCCGCATCATCCGCCGTTGCCACGATACCGATAACACTGGAATCAACATCATTAATCGCTGTTACCAGGTCGGTACTTTCCGTAACACGGGCACCATGAAAACGAGTTTCACTCATAGCTTCAGCCCCTTGTATCCGTTAAATGATTCGGCAACAATCATCACCCACCACGCGCGTAATCTCACCCCTGCGCCGTTCTCCCGACCCGGCGACAACAAAAAGCAGTAACCCCCTCCGCACGCACATGCGACCATGCCACACAGGGAGGGAACAGATGACCGATACCACCATGCAATTGCTCAGTCAGGGCACAGACCCCGTGAAAATGCCGGATTTTGATATTCTCGCGGAGGGTAAAGCGCTGTCAGGTGTGGCAGAGCGCCTGATGACCCTGTCACTGACCGACAACCGGGGATTTGAGGCGGACCAGCTCACCATCACGCTGGATGATGCGGATGGTCAGTTGCAGCTACCGCCACGGGGCGCGCGCCTGACGGTTCTCATTGGCTGGAAAGGGGAACCGCTGACAGAAAAAGGCTCTTACATTGTTGATGAAATCGCACACGAAGGACCGCCGGACAGGCTGACTGTTTCAGCCAGAAGCGCAGATTTTCGGGATGAATTTAACGTTAAACGTGAGGTGTCCTGGCATGATGTGACCGTTGAGCGTGTGGTATCCGCCATCGCTCATCGGTACGGTCTGAAACCGCAAATCAGCGAAATGCTGATGGATATCGAAATCGACCACGCCGACCAGACCGAAGAAAGTGACATGTCCTTCCTTACGCGCATGGCGGAAATGCTGGGCGCAATCACCACGGTAAAAAGCGGTAATCTGTTATTCATCATGCCCGGCGGTGGCGTGAACGCACAGGGCCAGCCGTTGCCATCGTTCGCCATCACACGCAGCAGCGGCGATCGCCATCAGTTCCGCATTGCTGACCGCGAGGCGTATACGGGGGTACGCGCTTACTGGCTTGATCTTAATTACGGGAAAAAGAAAAAAGTCAGCGTGAAACGCCGCAAACCGCCAAAACCGAAAAAAGAGAAAAGCAGCAGCCGTGAAGGTGATTATATGGAAGGCGCGGAAGGCAATGTGTTTGTGTTACGCAAGACTTATCAGAACGAGCAGGCAGCAAGACGCGCAGCGGCGGCAAAGTGGCAACAACTACAACGCGGAGCCGCATCATTCTCCATCACGCTGGCACGTGGACGAGCAGAACTCTACCCCGAAATGCATGGCACGGTAACAGGATTTAAAAGCGAGATTGATAATCAGGACTGGATTATTGCAAAAGCCGAGCACACCATTGATAACAGCGGCTTTACCACGCAGCTTGAACTTGAGGCAAAAATCCCGGAATGGATAGCAGAAACAGCTTGATCAGCTAAGATGTATTGCACGCCTACCCCCTTCAGTTTTCTGACTGTCCGCTCTGTGCCAAGAGCGGACATATATAATTTCGTACTGTATCAATCGAAAGGAATCAGCTCCTTCCTATCTCAAATATGAGACACTGCTTATAGCACCACTGGAAATTGGTTAAACATCTCAACTTTGCCAATCATCAGCTATCTGTTGCCAATTAACTTTCCGAGGTTCTTTTGTAGTGCCAGACCACACATCCCAAAAATCAGGATCATCAGATTGCGGTCGTTGTTTTTCAGTAAGCTCTTTCATTCTAACTAAAACAGGAAGTTCTGAAGCCCATCCAAGTAAAATAGCATGCCTAGATGGTAACGATGGCAGCTCTCTCAACAGCCCTCTCATATTATCTGGAACAAGTCTATGTACTTGCTCTTGATCTCTATCATTACTAATCCTGTGCAACAAAAAAGTATTACATTGAGATAAAACCGTCGGAGATAGCTCTGATGGCCTTTGGGAAGAAACAACAAGGCCTAGCCCAAACTTTCTTCCTTCCCGTGCAATCTTTTCAAACACCTTGCAACATATATCAGAGACTGACTGAGTTTCACTATCTTCCTTGTAACGTTTAATAAACGTATGCGCTTCTTCTGCAACTAAAACTGTTGGTAGCGGCCTTCCATTTAATCTTCGATAACGTTGTAGTGCTTCAAAAGCCACCCTAGAAATTACAGCTGTTACCAAATGAATTATTTCATTTGGTACTAGAGATAAATCTATAACAGTTATAGATCCTTGTTCATTTTTACCGAGAAAAGTGTCTAACCAATTAGTTAAACTTATAGGCTTTACAGAATCATTGGTTACTGCACTAATACGAGTGTCACCTAGCATTGTTCGAATACGAGTCAAAAGAAACTCCACGAATTGTTCTGTACCTGTTTCTTGAGCCAGAGCTTCGAGATATGCGACAAAATCATCGCCTTTAAAACGCATAGGCGCATCTTCGCTTTTTGGAAGAAGTTCTTGTTCATCTCCCCCTAGAGCTGTATATGCATCTCTAAATCCATTAATCAACAACTCAATCTCGGAAACAACAGGCTTTGCTGGCCAAGAAGATCCACTTCGTGAAGAAAGATACGTATTTATTGTGTTTATTAGCTTATCGAGCGATTTATCAACAATTCTCTCGTTTAAGATAGAAATACTATCTCTCCAAGAATCCAAAGTTTCAACCAAACCTTTAGCAGATCCACTATTCACATATATCTGACCTTGACTTGCCTGCTGTCTCATAGATACAAGAAGGATACCGCAAAAGCGTTTGGCTTGAATTTTCACATCATCTTCTGATAGAAGATTATTCCTCATTGCCCTCAAAGCACGACGTAGTAAAGGAAGTTGCACCTTTGAACTTGCTTGAGTGAAAGCAGCCCACTCAGAACTATTCCATAACCATGAAGGTACTTTAAGATCCATCTCTCCGACATCGATGTTAGCCTCTACACGTAATAGTTTACCCTTATATCTTGATTCTGGCCCTAAAGCTCTACTATATTCTCCGTTCGGATCAAGTATTATAAATCGAGCATTTGGAGATTTTCCCTGTTGTAAAACAGCATCAAGAGACCATTGAATTAAGCCGGCCACCGAACATGATTTACCACTACCCGTATTACCTAAAACAGCTATATGTCGTCCGAAAAGTCTATCGGGGTCTACTTTTATTTCAGCATTGTTAGCTAGGGGGCTATCTCCTATTTTTACCCTTCTATTATCACCTGATTCAATTATTGATTGTAATTGTCGGTCAGTAGGCAAAAGCACAGAGTCACCAACCGAAGGGAAAGCATCAGTTCCTCTCGTGAACCTGAAACCTTCGTTTTTTCTATCAACTCTCAATGTACCAACTGGATTGATACTGAGCTTTTTAAGTGGGAAAGGAAGGTCTATCAACCCAAAATCTTGTAAGCCTCTTCTTTTGGGATATGGCGAGTTTTCTATTGCAATCCACTCAACTTGCCCAACAAGAAACCCGTCATCACTACGGATTAAAATATAACTATTTATTCTAGGAAAATTACGAGGCGACCCACCTTGAAGTGATACTGAATCAGGAGAATCAATCTCTAAAGACACCCTAATTTCATTAGGTGATACAAACTCAACAGTTCCAATTCTTAGTTGTTCTATTTTTTCTATTGGTAAATAACTCATTGTCATACCTCAACTTCGGCTGAATTACCTAACTCTTTGAACTGCATAAAGCCTCTTTGTTTGAGCAACTCTGCCATCTTGATTGATGCTTTATCAATAGCTGGTTTAGGTAAATAGTTATCAACTAAAGTTTTGAAGTCTCCTAAATGATCTCCCATTAAAAGGGTGATCTGTGCTTTTCTTCCACTATTACTAATGAAACGCATAATTCTGCCAAGTGGATCGCCAAAGGCTATTATTACTATATGAGTGGAAGGTACCGTAAGCATGTCTTCAATTACTCTATTGATATGCTCATCACCAAAGCTATAACCATAAGTGACTAATGTGCTATTTGGACGGCTAGTTGCTGCTGCCAGATCTCGAAATAGCTCAACATAAGGATACTCGGCTGTTTCTCTGTCTTTTACTGAATTAGGGTAAATCATCAGTTTTTCATAGCCATTGCTTTGATGACCTTCGGCTTCCAAAAACGGCTCAACAGAACGTGCTCCAAAGGGTAAGCCAAAGCGCCTAATCGCATTATTTTGTTCATGCCAATCAAGGGAACCATGAAGTTTAGTAAAACGTGCCACGCCCTCCAAGTATCTTGGTTCACCACGGATTCCAGGAGGATTATAATGATAATCAACTTCTAATCTTGAGGATCGAAATACTGGAGCAATACTTCCTACAAAGCGATCAATAAGTCTTAAACCAGCAAGCTCAGCACCCACTTCAATAATACGGTCATAATTTGTTGTAAAGATATGTAGCCTATCGCGAGTGGCAGTTCTACTTGCAAAGCTCATCAAAAAACTAACTAGATAGTTGAAAGTTTCCTCTTTCCGGGCTGGTTCAGCAGTTTTGATTAAATATTCTCCTTTAATTATAGATTTAGAAAACTCCCCCAAGCATCTAGAAAGCTCGCCTTTGAGCTCGCCCAAGTCTGCTTTTAAGTTTCTATAAGCAGAATAAGGAGGTGGCGGATTTTCTGGTTGAGGAGTATTTAACACCGTTAAAATTTCGAGACCTTTAATAAGTTCATTGATAGTTCTAATTTGGTCTTCTATATTTCCTCTATCGCGACCTGCAGCTTTTGCAGCCTGAGTGGAAAATTCATCTATTTCGCTTTTACATACTTTTAAATCATTAATCCACCCCATCCCTACTGGAGATAAACCTGTAGCTGATTTTTGAATAGCCGAGCTTAAGCCTGCACCGATTAATAAATTTAAATGCTCTGATTGGAAGAGAGCTGTTAGCCAGGGCTCAATATTTTGGCGCAATTTCTCAATTGATATTTCTGCCCCCTGTTCTCCCCATACACAGTTCTTCGAGAGGATAAAAGGATGAGAATCAGCATGCTCGCCAGAATTAGATGATAGATCAATAATTTCTGATATACTGCCAACTTTTATATGTTGAATACTCATAAATGCACTTCTTTTATTTGTGTTAAAAAACATACTTTTGTAGAGGCAAACGAGTGCCAAGAGTATGAAACTTAGCGATTAAGTTCGAATCTTACACCTCCCAAAGTCTCTGAGAGTTATCAACCTAACCCAAAGGAACTCAATCAGCGTTTTATTTTAGCACGACTAAATAACTAGTAGATAGCGTCAAAGACAAACCGGGGAGATAAAAACTTACAACACTGCCACCAGTAAAATCATCTACATACCAACAAGTTGCCTTCAATCACGTAGAATAATCCTACTAGTGCATAGTCAATCTCGACTACTTACTCAGTGAAAATTCAACTGCAAACTTCTGGTTTTCACTCAAAGCAAGCAGTTAGTTGGAATCAGTATTAGTACAACTTAGAATAATAGAAACACCACGTTAAGGGAGGTCGCTATGTTCCGTTGTCCACTTTGTGGCGCGTCTGCCCGTATCCGCACCAGTCGTCCGGAAAATGACTCAAACACCGTGCGGCAAAAGTATTACCAGTGTAATAACCTGGAATGCGGCGTATGCTTCTCAACACTGGAAGCTTTTCATAAGTTCACATCAAAACACACCTCAGAAGTTCATTCTTCAGAAGACATACCGTGGCAGGCTCTGCCAGCTTCACACAGGGGGAACAATCAGATGAGTTTGCCCTTATCTCAGAATTAACGAGCAGAATTGCCGGAGTAACAAAAAAGCGATAGATTACGCGCGGGTGCCTTTCGGCTGATGGTCGGAGGGAATACCCGAAGGCCAGATGTGGAAAGGCCCCGGAAAACATCTCTGTTTAACCGAGGCCCTAACCGCATTACCTTGACAAGTGAAAGGTTAGCGCCTCTCCTGAAAAGGAGCAAGTGCTATGTCGCAAAAATCGCTTACGGCCATCACGTTCTGCGTGACGGCAATCCTCATCATCTGGATGCTGCACGGTTCGCTGTGCGAAATACGGATGAGCTTCTGGGGAGCGGAGTTTGCGGCGTTCTTACAGTGTAAGCAGTAA